CTTTCTTTCTTGGTTTGCAAGTTTCTTTTTAAACTCTCTATCTTCTTTTAAAGTCTTAAGTATCGAATTAACACCCGCTAAAATTTTCTCTAGAATACTTGATCCCCTTTCATCTTCACCACCTTGCTTAACCAGTGCTCCTCCCTTTGAAGGTTTGCTTCTGGCAAGTGCTCCTCCTGCTGATCCTGGTAGTGCTTTCTGACTCCGACTAACCTTAGCAACTGATGATTGTTTTTTAAATGCTCCTGCTGATATCTGCGTCTTTTTTACTTTAAATTTAGGATCTGCTGCTTTTCTTTTCTTTCTTACTTTTATAATTTCTTTTCTAAGGGCAGCACTACGTTCATCACCACTTCCTTTTGTTTGAAACTCGATGGTTGCAGCTGCTTCCATCAAGGCACTAAGATAATCCTCCTCATTAGAGAGATTATCTAGGTCTACACCCATCTCTAAGAGTATTTCTATTGGATCGGTAATCGCCCTAGATGCCATTCGCTTGTTGATGCTTTAGTTTTTCTTCTTCAAGATGCTGTTCCAACAATGCAACGTAGATGTCTCGTTCCCAAGGCATCATGTTTTCAATCTCAGTTAATGAATATTTATGGTACTGCATCAAGGCAAAGTTAAGTTTATAATAACTAAGCGTATTCATATGTACCAGGGCTATGCGAAAAAACTTGCTAACCCTTCAAGAACAACTTCACTTTCAACTTTTGTTTTGGGATTTTTTACCTTTACTTTGTGAGAAAGTTTAGGCATCGTTTCAAAAAACGTCTCAATTTCTTTGAACTGAGATGAGTTCATAGATTCAAGGAATTCATTCAACTCTTTCTTAGTACAGTCTTCAGTTGCCCAGACTTCCTCTTCACTATAGATCTTACTAATACAAGATGCAATCAATTCAAATGATTGATCCATGGCATTTTGATCCTTAAAGTCAAAATTGTTTTTAATGAATTGATCAAGAGATGGATATTTCATCTCCATCATGAGACTATCATCAATCTTTATCTGCTTTGTGTGCTCATCATTAGTCTGAACATGAATATCATCCAAATCAATCGTAACAGAAACCTCTGTTGTCTCATCATCTGGGCAAATAATATTCAACTCAATAGTTTCTCCTACAGATTTTCCTCTAATATTGAGAAACAAGAATTCAATATCAAATGTGGGAAGGGTCTCCACCTTAATACCCTTGGTTTGAATACAACCTTTAATGACTGTTTTGATTGCATTCGTAATTTGTTTTGTATCTTCGCTTTCTAATGCGAGGACAAGAACTTTTTCCTCTTTAACTAAAAAGGGTCTGAACTTAACTGGTTGACCAGTAGAAGGTAATTCCAACTCATATGTTGGCGTTGCAATCTTTGGTAAAGGCATGATGTCCTATAGATATATTTCAGTGTGATTATTTAGAGGGTCATCCGATGACTGTCTCTATGGTTCCTCCTTGTGAGAGAATTGCAGCATCTTCAAGTGATCTGCCAGTATCATCAGCAAAACTTTGTGCAAGGGCTTTGTTTTGCAAATCTTTTAGTTCTTCTGGGGTATTTTTTGCATTGGCAAAAGTATTTGATCCCAGTGTATTACTAGTTGGTCCGCTTTGAATGTATCTAATATAAGACATTGAGACGGTACACTTTAACAAATCATTTCCACTATATGATATGGGCATTGAGGCCACCGCTATCGGGAAAGACCTAAAAAATTCATAGGTTAAAAGTTGCTTATAGTCTCTCTCAAATTTGAAAATTTTCAAACCCTGGTCGGCCATATATTCATCTGGATATATTGGTTTATATTGATATGATTTTGCCACAGCATCCTCATTCTCATTCATAATTCCTTTCATCCAAGTTTCAAAAAATCTAATTGGAAGATAATTATCTGCATCAACGTAGAAAGTAAAATCAACTCTATCGTCAAACATTCTACGATAAACATGTTTCTCACTGACACCAGTGCGATCATTTTTGATATCCATTGTGGCCAATTGAGACCCAGGCAATGATGCGTCAGTACAAAGAAGATTGAGTTGAGGTTGTTTTGCGCTACTAAGAACTTGTTTTAACTGACTTGCTATCTCTCCATTCGGAAATGGAATTTCAACCGCAAAGTATGCTGTTAATGATGGTCGTAGCAAATTTGCTTTGACCGAATCAACATTTTGTTTTCTTGCACTTCTCTCTCGGAGATTGAAGAGGTTGGATAACATCTATAAATACTTTTTGATCTTATATACTATGTATGGGAGAAAGCATAAAAAGTAAATACAAACCTTCATTCCCAAAGAAGTATAAAGGCAATCCTAATAACATCATATGCCGAAGTAGTTGGGAGCGCAAGTTTTGTCGCTATTGTGACTTGAATGAAAACATTCTTGAGTGGGGTAGTGAGGAGTTCTTCATTCCATACGTCTCTCCTCTTGATAGAAGAGTGCATAAGTATTTTCCTGACTTCATTATTAAAGTAAAAGAAAGCACAGGTCAGATCAAAACTTATGTGGTAGAGGTGAAACCAAAGAAACAAACTCAACCACCAAAACAAAGAAAGAAAGTTACTAAATCATATCTGTATGAGTGTAAGACTTGGGAAGTGAATAAAGCAAAGTGGAAGGCTGCTGTTGAGTTCTGTGAGGACAGACGAATTAAATTTAAAGTGGTTACAGAAGACGAACTCGGAATCAAATGAACCGTATCGAACCTAGTATTCAAGACTTTAAATCTGAGAAAGATCTTGGGGAGAGAATGGAACTTATAATGTATGCACTGAATGATACTGTAACACCTATACCTGAAGAAGGAAACATCTGCACCTTCAAATACTTTGCAAAGACACCTAATATAAAATACGATCAACACCCATTGGTTGCAGTGACTGAATTATTTCAATGGGGATTTCGTGGAATTAATTTTCACCTCAGAGATTATAGACAATATACTTGGGAAGAATTGGGCACTCAAGTTTATATTGTTCAAAGAGATGAACTCGATGATTTATTATCATTAGATTATGAGAAAATAGTGCTAAATAAATAAAAACTATTCAAAATCAAAATGGCACAATGGAATGCTCTTAGTGATGGATGGGAAAACGATGGCAATAGTGGCAGGTGGAAAGCTGAGATTACTCAAAAAATAAGTAAATTCCAAACAGAAAATAGTGGTACACAAACTAGCAATACAAAAATGGTTGCAGTTGTAAATCCAACTACCGGTGCTTATGATGTTTATGTAAAAGGTACTTTTGGGACAAGGCAAGGTGTTTATAGTTACAGTCCAGCAACAGGACAGTCAACACCGCTAGGCGATGGTACATTATATAAAAGAGCATTCAGAGGAAAGGCAGGAGAAGCTCAACTAAGAAATTTAAATCAATCAGTAAAACAAGCTACCCTAGATAATTTAAAAAATCATGCAACTGATCCTTCAGCGCAACGAGATTTAAAGGCAATCAGAAAAACAAAGGGATATCAGTCACTGGCAAACAATGCCGAAGATAAGAGTGCGAATAAAGACAACAATAAGCCCAATAATCCTGGAGGAACCGGTGATGACCAGAACCCAGCTGGTGGTGAAGAGGATGGTTCTACAAGAGCGATCGAACCCGTAGATTTAGATACTGATCCTCAGAAGGGAACACGGGCAAACTTTGGTAATCTGAAGTACCCTGAGACAAGAGACCCTGGTCAAGATATGATTAAATTTGATATGTTAGAGTATGAACCAAAAAAGGTTAAAGGATTTTCGTTTTCAGATAGGAGCAGTGATACATCCCAAAGAACAATCGGTTCAGTTATGTTACCAATTCCAGGCGGAATTTCTGATGCTAATGCATGTAACTGGGGTGATAATAATATGAACCCTCTGCAGATCGCAGCTGCCGGAACTGCCTTGGCGGCACTCGATAGTGATGCTGTTCCTGGTGGAATTGGTGGTGCTTTTGGGAATATGAAAGAACAGGTACAGGCTAATAGTGAGGTAATTCAAAAAGGAATCGGGGCCGGAGCAGCAGCTGCTGCAATTGGATCTGATATTAACACTCTTCTGGGTAGAACTCAAGGAATGATTCTTAATCCAAACCTTGAATTATTATTTCAAGGACCATCATTAAGACCATTCTCTTTTCAATTTAAATTGTCGCCAAGAAGTAGATCAGAAGCAAAAGAGATTGTAAAGATAATTAGATTTTTCAAACAAGGAATGGCACCTATCAGAGAAAACTCAAGACTGTTTTTAAGAACTCCAAATACATTTAAAATTAAATATGTTCAATTAGGGCGTGATAGTGAAAGTCCATTTATGAATAAGTTTAAGGAGTGTGCTCTTCTGTCATGCAATGTTCAATATACACCTGAAGGAAACTATGCACCATATGATGATGGTGCAATGTCTTCATATGTAATGTCTTTGCAATTCAAAGAACTTGAACCAGTATATAATGATGATTATGGTGATGAAGATGTAGCAGCAGTAGGTTTCTAAGATGTCAAATTACTTCAGCGTAGTTCCAGATTTTGAATATGTTAGTAGACTTCCCGATGCTAATATATCCGATTACATTAATGTAAAAAATTTCTTTAAAAGAATTACTTTAAAACAAGATGTCTATCAAGACTTATCTTTCTTTACCAAGTATAAGGTTGAGGGTGATGATAGACCAGATAATGTTGCGTTTAAAGAGTATGGTAGATCTGATCTAGACTGGATCGTTTTAACTAGTAATAATATTTTAAATATTCAAAGCGAATGGCCCATGCCACAGTTTGAATTTGATAAGTATCTAATTGAAAAGTATGGAACATATGACAACTTAAATAATACACATCATCATGAAACAACAGAACTTAAAAATAATGATGATGTTATTATTGTCCAAAAAGGTTTGAGAGTAGAGTCTAATTATTCAATTACATATTATGAAAACTCTGGAATGGTCACACAAAATCCTGTTGTAGAGGTTACAAATTATCAGTATGAGGAACAATTGAACGATAGTAAAAGAAATATTTTTCTACTGAAAGACATATACTTAAATGTTATTATTGATGATTTTCAAGATCTCATGACATATAAAAAAGGTTCCAGTCAATATAAGACTGAAACCTTGAAGACTGCTGATAATATCAGACTATTCTAATATCACTCTTCAGCAAGTTTTTGGAAGTAAGACAATGCATCATCCTCATCTGAGTCAGCAGACTTAGTAGAAGTGATATCTGGTGCATTGAAGTCCGCAGTTGGTTCAGGGCGACGTGCTTGGAAGTCAGGTGTGTAAGAACCACGATCACTATCCTCATTAGAGGTTTCTTCATCATAGCGACGGGCAGGTGGTTTAGCACCGAGCACCATCTTCAGACGCTTCTCTAGATCTTCATAGGACTTGAACTGGTCAGCAGCAGTCAGTGCAGTCAGAGAATATTGCTTCTGCCATACGGCTTCCAGTGCATCGTCATCATCAAGGAGAGGTGCAACTGCAGCGAACTCTGAAGAATCATAGTTCCAGTAACCTGCAACCTTCTTCAACTTCAGTCTGAAGTTAGCACCCTGCCAGAAGTCAAAGGGATTGATTGGAGTCTCATCCTCAAACTCAGGTTGCATTGCTTCCATGATCTTATCAAAGATCTTCTTACCAAACTTATACAGGAAGACTTTACCTTCATTGTCTGGGTTTGCTTTGTCCTGCACAACATAGATGTTGGCATAGTAGGACAGTTTGCGCTTCTGCTTACGAACAGTGTCCTTATCGGATTCGACACCACTGTTCCACAGTTCGCGGTTGTGCTCTGAGACAGGATCCTTACCACCATTAGTGGTCAAGGAGTTTTCAATGTACCAACCACCAGGACCTTGGAAGGCATGGGAGTACATCTTTGCCCAAGGGAGTTCTTCTCCATTTGGCGCGGGCAGGAAACGGATCACGGCATAACCATTGCCGGTCTTGTCCATTTCAGGTTTCCAGAGACGGTCATCTCCACCGCCGCTAGTATTGTTCATCTTCTCTACTTCTTTCACCAGTTTAGAGGTGAGGGAACCAAGAGAAGATTGCTTCTTAAGATCAGAAAATGACATTCAGATTACCTTAGATTAATTGGATTTGGCTTGTGTGTACTTCGTTATTCTACAGGTCAGAGCCTGGATTGTCAATCTGTTTCTTCATCACTACTAACATTTTAGACATGTTATTGAAGATAACATTCATGTCTCCACCCTTTGGTAGACCCATCATCATTGCTGACTCGATGATTTTTTCTTTCATTTGTTTTGCTTCGGGATCGTCTGATAAACTCAAGCGAGCATAAAGAACTTTTTGTTTATCAAGAAGTTTCTCTAACATAGAGATATGAAAAGATTTTTCTTCATTATTCATTGAAGGAAATGAGAACACGTTACGATAAACGTCTTCCTGCAGTTCACTAATTTCTGTCATCTCAGCACGGACGACATCAGAATCGAAAAAACTCATGTTACTTTAAAACGATCTCCTTTAAAACTTTTTTATAACGCGGTACATCAATATTTAGGAAAGGTGAATATTTTTTCATTCTCATACTGACGGTTTCCCACACTGGATCTTGTAGTTTCTTATCCCAGTCTTTTCTAAATTCAAGAATTCTATCAAGTATTACCAGAGTTTCAATTGAGATGTTATCTCTTAGATATTCTTTAAGGATTTGTGGGTGGCTAGTGCCTTCCAAAGAAAACATATCATTGAAATTATTGTCTGCAAATATAGATCCTGTTTCTTCCTTGAACAAGTAAGTAAGTGATTGGGTTCGCTTTTTCCAATCGGTGTATCTACTCTCACCCTCTCTTATCATCTCTCCAATCCAAAGTTTACTTGGATCAGTACAGGTAATAAAATTAGACACAAAGAATTCAATTACTTCTTGATCTGTTTTCTGTCGGGATACTTTTTCAAACCAAAATCTATCCTTCCTTTTGTAAAAGGATTGAACAGTAGCACGACTCTTACCGCAATACTTATGATAATCATACTTCTCTTTCGTGAAGTGATTCTTCAAGGAAAGATATTGCTTGTAGGCATCAAACGGCATCATGAAAAAAGTAATAGGGTCAATTTTTTGCCGAAATTTTTTTCGGACAAAAATAGAATCAAATAGGCAATTTTGCTCTGGAACTCCTCTTCAAGAAATTAAGTTCCATAGCCTCATACTTTAACTTCTCTTTGAGAGGTTTAGATATTAGTTTAGGAACTGACTCTACATCAATACTATTGTTATCACAGAAGTGAACAACGGCATCAATGTAACTCATTCCGTCACCAGTATGAACAAGAGACTCAATCTCTTGTGCGAATCGAGAGGGGCAGAAGAATTTATTTTCTAGTGCTTTTTCTAGTTCATTCTCCATTCTCTGTCCTAAGATTGTGAGATACAAATTCTTTAATATAGCGAACCAATAACTTAATATAATCCCCTTTGTTCCTTTTGTCAAATACCTTGACCTCACCACCAGGAGTAACCATAATGGTGATAAGTTTTTTGATAGGGATACCAGTCAACTCATAGTAAGCAGAAGCATAGAACATTTCCTGAACGAAATAGTTCTCCAACCACTCTTCTGGTTTAATTTTTTCGGAGGTTTTGAAATCGATGACTGCGAGTTCTCCTTCGTACTCTCCGATACAGTCAACTCTACCAGCTAACCCAAGGTACTCAGAGTACAGAGTCCTCTCTATAGCGTGTATATTATTTATCTTGTCCAGATATGGTTTGGCATGAATGAACATAAACTTAGTCAGAGGTTTAAAGTCATCCCAGTTTATTTCTTTGTTCAACATGTAGAGTTCAGTTGCCGCATGGAAATCTGTTCCACGGGCAGTTGCTCTCTTAGTAATACGATTTGCTTCCTCAATACCAACTCGCTTACGCCACTTGACAAAGATCTGCCGGTTGTAGAAAGAAGTTACAGATGTAATAGAAGGCACCCAGTCTCCATTTGGAAGGTTATAGAGACGGATGCCATTTGTTTCTTTCTTGTTTAGTTCAAGGTCACCGAGATAATTACAATGCTCAAAAATCATAAATTCAAATCCATTTTAGCAATTAAGTATTCTTTACAGAGACCAGATCTAACAATATCTTCAACACCAAATTCAATGATGTCCATGGATGGCATTGTTCTGAGAACTCTCATGAAATCAGCGATGCCAGTCTTTTCAGAAGCCTTGACAAGATCAGATTGAGTAGCATCACCACAGAACATGATCTTACTATTTTCACCAATCCTTGTAATTATACTATCAAGTTCGTGGAAGTTCAAGTTCTGAAATTCATCAACAATAATGATAGCATTGTCAAGAGTTGTGCCACGAATAAATGAGGTAGACCAAAAAGAAATAGTGCCTTGGTTCTTGAGGTTACCATACAGCATTTCAAAATCAGAATCTGTAGGCATCTCAAACATGAACTTTACCATATTCTTATATGGAATTTGGTAAAGAGATGACTTGTCCTCATGATCTCCAGGAAGAAATCCAATCTCTCTGGTTGCTACAAGCGACCTGACGATGTAGATCTTTTCATATGGAGTCTTGGGATCAAGAACATCTCTAAGGGCATTGTAGAGGGTTACAAAAGTCTTTCCTGTACCCGCACAACCGTATGCAACAATGTTTTGATTGTTCTCATAACAGCGGAAAAGTTCTTGTTGATTCTCTGTCAGAGGCTCGATGCGTTTCATCAAGTCTGCGTTGATTGGTTTCTTTCTTTTCATGTTTTTGTTGCTCATCCCAAATGGGACTACAGGTGATTGGGTCTTTCTTTTTGATGGCATACGCTGTAAAAGTTAGAAGGATTAACCGTAGTAACGGTTTTTGCTGACCGTTGCGCCCGGTTGTTTGGACGCACGGTCTAAGACCTCATTCCATCCGTTGGATTTAGCCTCGCCGGTCCACTTAAATTCAGTATCAATTCCAGCACATCCTTCTGACCAGTCTTTTTCCCACTCTGGGTTTTCTTCTCTCCACTCACTGTATGCCTTCATAGACATCATGAGTTCTTTCTTTTCTTTTGTTTCTCTATTAATAACAGGGTACGTTGGCATAAACGTTCAATCCTTTTCTTGTATTTATTAAATCCATTCCATTGCTTCCGCAACGGCAGGGAACTGTTCACAGAAGATTTCTTTTGCACCTAAAGCAATGTCCATATGTTCCTTCTGTGTACCATTTGCAGAACGCAATTCGATATAATGAATCCACGACCGCACAGAGCCCGTCATGTAAATTTTTGTGGGCGTTGCTAAAGGAAGCACAAAACGAGCACACTCCTTTGCGATTGATGCATCAAGCATTTGCTTGTAGAGTTTCATTCCTGCTTCAAAGTGCTGTTGTATTTTGACTTGGAAGTCTTGCCGAATAAACGGGTCCAAATCATCAGTAGAATTTTGACGATTCTTGAGGTCTTGGCGTCGGAGTTCGGGGAGGGGGATCTCCTCCGCGAGTAGGGAGGAATCAGCATAGCGTTGTGAAAATTCTTGATATGTGAAACTCCTATGTCGAAGCACTTGAGCCGCTATACCCCTGGTGGTATTGATCTCCAGGGTCATGTATGCCTGCTCAAAGATACTCCAGTGCTGATGCTTCACACAATATTTAAGCAGACCAGAGAACTTCTCATTCTCCTGGTTTGCAGGGTTACTTACACGGGCACAATATGCCATGTGCTTCTCCGCATCAGGAGTTGCACTGATAAGTTTAATCTGGGTATCCATCATCGTCATCAAATACTTCGTCGTAATCGGTTATATAATTTATAGCAGGATCATCAAAGTTTTCCTGCTTAGTTGTGTATGAGTCTACATCAGAAAATACTTCACTCTCTAATGACTCAACAAGAAGTTTGAGATTCCTTACTATCAATTTAAGTTTGTCTCTATCCATAAAAAATGGGAGGTTTCCCTCCCATTCTAACAATATTTAATTGGTAAGTCAATCACTTAGAGTAAGTCTTACCGCGATAGCAGAATGTACCGTGGGTTTCCTTACTTTCAACACAACGAGTATCATACTCAACACCACGATATGAGGTGTGAGAGATTTGTGCGTCATGCAATGCAGAAGCCTTTTGGATCTGCTTGCGAATGAGATTGAGTGTGTTCATGATAGTTACTCCTAAAGTAATTGGATTTTTAGGTCCGTTCCTTTAGTCGTTTGCGTCCCATGGACAATTAGGAGTTGCCTCCCGAATTGTATCAATCAATTCAACTTTAACAATAGAATTCATATCCTCATTTGCTTTGATCCTGAGCATGATTGCATCAGCATCTTCACAAAGAAGATTTGAATAAAGAAGAAATTCTGGCAACATGGGATGAACGCTCCGTTCCGCGACTTACTTGCGTCCCACCCAAGAGTGGGATGAACGACAGGTCTATTATAGACCTCATAGATTATATAGTCAAGTAGTTTTGTAACTTGTGTTACAGTTTAATTATTTTTTAAACAAGTATTGCAGTGTCTCCTTCAAGGACCCTCGATGGTTAAGTCCAATGGAGATCTGTGGATACTCTGCCTCAGTGCCAAACTCTGCACGAAATTCTTTGTCTGTAAAATCTGTATTAAGATTAAAAACTCTGACATCCTCCTTGATACTTTGAAGAAGGTCTTGAGCCCTTTCACATTCTTGACTGCCGTTAGAATAAATTAGTGCTTGCATCAGTCTCTCTGTCTCCAATCATCTGTTCTTTCGTGGGAAAACCAATCTGCAATATCATCTGCACTACCGAACCCTGATGAATGATTAGATGGATCCGGGTCACCTAAATCCATCTGGTTCATAAAATCATCAAGTCCACCCTCCTCCATATTGGGATTGGATGCTCTTCTACGTGCTTTCCTTAGTATTGATGCTGCACTTTGATTTGCTTTTGCTAGTTTGTTTGCCCAGATCATATCAGTTAAAGATACGTCCTCACCTAGAACTATCTTTTCGCAGATTGCTTCAAGTCGCAACCTATATTGGGTGGAAAGCATACGCGGAACACTCCTGCTAGTGTATTTATTTTAATGGTCTACCGTGTTTGTCAACCAATCCAAGTTTCTTGACTTGTGAAAGATTAGATCTCTCACTCTTCTTCATCTTTTTGTATTCTTTTATGATTTTATCGATCTCTTTTTGTGAGACTTTGACTTTTAATTGATCGCTATCATCATTAGAAACGAATCCAAGGCCTGCCTCCTTTGTTTGCTCTACCGAGTCAACATAATCATTAATGTTTTCTTGGATCTCGTCACGGATCAAAGAGTTAATTTGTGCCCTAAGATCTTTTTCATTCATTTTCTTTTCTTT